AATGGCGATAGTGACATCACAAGTAGCAGTAACAACAACTAGAGTAAAAGTAATTGATGTAGATAATGTATCAAGACATGTAAGGTTGCATTGTGAATCCGGCACGGTATATGTGGGCAACGCCGGGGTCACTAGTAGCAATGGTTTGAAGTTGGATAACAATGACAAACTTACTTTGGATTTGCAAGATGGCGAAGAACTTTGGGCAATTACTGGTACTGGTAGCACCAATGTGTCTATCTTAGTTAGCAAGGTAGATTAAATAATGAGCGTGTTTTTTCCTATTTTGAGCGTGGCTATAATACGCCGCCGTTCGGCTTTTCTCTCTCCCCGGCGCATCCAAAATTGTTTAGAAAAAAACAAAATTTAAAATGAAAACTTTAAAAAGTAGAAAATATAATGCGGAATATAAGAAAATCAGAGAAATTGTTTTGGCTCAACAGCCGAAATGTTTTTACTGTAAAAAGGCTGTTGCAACCACGCTAGACCATGAACCACCCATTGATTCCTTTCCGTCACCGGAACTTTGGGTGGGTTCATTAAGACCATCATGCGCAAGTTGTAACTATTCAAGGGGGGCTAAATATGGAAATGCAAAACGCAAACAAATTAAAAATAGTCGCAAGTGGTAAGCCTAAAAAGAAGTTAGGTAGGCATACCACCGCAATGGTTAAGGCTATCACTGGCCGTAATGACATTGATACGGTTAAACGCGAAATGCTATTAGGCCTTGCACGCGCATGGGATCGTATTGAAGAATCCGGTAAAGGCGGTCATACTATCCCATCCATATCTAAAGAGTTACGCGAAATATGGGATTCATGTGCATTGCCTGATGAGGATGACATATTTGAATAAATCCTTATGTACGCCTAGATGGGCATCACTAAGAGATCAAGCATGTGAAACAGATGGCGACAAATTAGCCCAGGTAGCAAAATTATTAGGTTTTGATTTATTTGATTGGCAACGCTATGTAGCGGATGTAGGTTTAGAAAAAGATGCAACCGGTTTGTACAAGTACAGATCAGTATGCGCCCAGGTAGGTCGCCAAAACGGAAAAAGCAAACTTATTGAAACGCGTATTGCTTATGAGTTGTTACAACCTAAAAGACATGTTGCCTATACAGCCCAAGATCGTAATATGGCTAAAGGTAAGTGGGAAGAACATTTACTAAGTTTTCAAATGTCGCCTAAATTTGCTAAACGCATTGCTAGAGTATCTAGGGTTAATGGCAGTGAGAAGATATACATGCGTAACGGCTCAACTTATGGAATTGTCACACCTAACGACAAAGGCGCACGCGGCCTTAGTTTGAATTTAATGGTTATTGATGAAGCATTGACCCATCCACTATCACTTATTGCTAATTTACAACCAACCCTTGCAACAAAGCGCAACGGTCAATTATGGATTCTATCTAATGCTGGCAGGCCTGGTGAATCTGAGTTGTTAGAGCATTATCGGGAAATAGGCCACCGCGAAATAGCCGAACCGCAAAACAAATTGGCATGGTTTGAATGGTGTCCATCAACAGATGATTTTGATTATATGGATCAAGAAGTTTGGTATCAGGCGATACCTTCACTGCATGAAGAAAAAGGCGTATTGCTAGATGCGGTAAAAGAAGCGGCCACAACTAACAGCCCTGAAATATTTACAAAGGAATGGTTAAATGTTTGGCCATCTAGGGATGCGGTACAAGTAATCAATACCGAATTGTGGGATTCTTTGGCTAGAACAGATATTGCAGTGGGCAATGAAATTGTGTTTGGTGTAGATATATCGCGTGAGCGTGATAAGGCTTCTATTGGTGCATCAGGTTTAGTAAGGGGTTTTACGCCGGTTGAATTGATTGAGTGTAAAGAAGGTACATCATGGGTATTGCCACGCTTAGTTGAGTTATGTAAAAAATATAACACAAAGGTGGTAATTGATACTGGATCACCGGCGGCATCACTCATAGCCGAACTGGAAAAAGAAAACATTGGCGTTATGTCTATTCACTTGCGTGATTACGCTATGGCATGTGGTTCATTTTATGATGCAGTACAAGCCAAAACTATATGCCACTTAGATGATCCCAATTTAAAAACAGCCATTATGGGTTCAACTAAAAGGCCATTGGGTGATTCCTGGGCATGGAATCGCCAAAGCACAACTAACATCACACCACTTGTAGCGGTTACACTGGCACGCTATGGAGTGGTCACCAAAATAGAAGATTTACCAGTGGCAAGGAGTAAAATATACTAATGAAATATATACCATCAATTTTACAAGTTACAGGTTCTTTACTAATAGTTGCAGGTGTCGCAACATTTAACCCAGTTGTGGCGGTAATATTATCGGGTGTGTTTTTAGTTTTATTTGGTATTGCTTTGGAAAACAGAGGTAAATAATGCTAGGCCGATTGCTTAAAAGACAAATACAACCTTCAATGGTTTATACATCACAAGGTTACATTGATTCTCTAGGTCGCGTTGGTAGATTCTTTGAAGGCAATTGGGCAGGTGCTTATGTGGATCAAAATACTGCATTAGGCATACCTGCAATTTATCGCGGCATAACTTTAATTAGTGATGCTATTGGTGCTTTACCGCTTTGTGCATACCGTAACAAACGCAAGGTTATGCCAACGCCACAAATATTGATGCGCCCAGTGCCAAATGAAACAAGAATGGAAACAATTAGTGCAATGGCCGCCGCTTTAATTGTTCATGGTAATTATATTGCAGTGTTAGGCGAACCCGGTGCAAATGGATTACCTGATTCAATTTATCCTGTGTCACCTGACCGCGTGCAGGTAGCAAAAGAGAATGGCCGTGTTATTTACAAGATTGATGAAAAATCTTATGATCAATCAGAAATCATGCACATTAAAAATTTTACAATGCCAGGTGATTTAGTTGGTAAAGGTATTCTTGCCGTTGCTAAACAAGCATTAGGTAAAGAAATTGCAATCAATGAATACGCCGCAAGATATTTTGATGGTGGCGTGAATCCTACCGCCGTTATTAAATCGGCCAATCCGGATTTAACACAAGAAGAAGCGGATGCGTTAAAGAGCGCGTGGATGGCAATGTATTCATCACGCAATAGATCACCTGTGGTTATGAACTCATCTACTGATTTTGAAGTGTTAAGTAGCAACGCGGCTGAATCTCAATTAGTTGAGGCACAAACAGCCGGATTAACCGAGGCGGCAAACATCCTAGGCTTGCCGCCTTACTTCTTAGGTTCACCAAATTCTAGCCGCACTTATTCAAATGTTGAACAAGAAAATCTACAATTGGTTAAATGGTCAATACAACCAATAGCCGAAAGAATAGAAGCGGCATTTTCTGATTTATTAGTTCGCGGTCAAGTTGCCGCATTTGAATATGATTCATTATTAAAAACTGATACTGCAAGCAGATATGATGCTTATGCAGTGGCTCTATCTAACGGCTTTTTAACTGTTGATGAAGTAAGAAATTATGAAAACCTTGATCCTATGGATTATGAAGAAGATATGAACCCTGGAGTTGATACTTCATTACAAGATAATGTTCAAAATACAGTAGAGGATAATAACTATGTCTGAAGAAAAAATGGAAAACAGAAATTATTCTGTAAATTTAGAGTTGCGTGCTAACAGTGATGGCCGCACCATTTTTGGCATTGCCGTGCCGTACAACATAGAACAACGCATAACTAGCACTATGGTTGAAGTTTTTAGAAAAGGTGTTTTTTCAGAAGTTATTAAAGCACCACACCGCGTTAAACTTCTCAGAGGTCATGGTGAAAATAATGTTTTAGGCCGTGCCACATTATTAAAGGAAACAGATAATGGCCTTTATGCTGAATTTAAAATATCAAAAACACGCGCCGGTGATGAAGCATTAGCATTAGTGCAAGATGGTGCATTGGATCAATTGAGTGTTGGGTTTATGCCAATCAAAAATAAGAAAAGACCTGATGGTGTAATGGAAAGGCTTAAAGCGCATTTAGCAGAAGTATCACTTGTTACCTTTGGTGCTTATGGCGAAATGGCAAGCATTACCGGTATGCGTGAAGGCCAACCACAATTAACCCCTAGACTAGATGAGGCAAGGAAGATATTAGATGCCATACAGCGTAGTAAGTAATCATCCCGATTGTGAAGGCTATGCGGTTGTAAAAACTGCTACTAATGAGGTAATGGGTTGCCATAAAACTCAGGCTCAGGCTGATGATCAATTAACCGCAATCAATATTTCAGAATATGGTCAAAACCGAAATGAAGTCAATGATATGGTTGAAGAAAAAACAAGATTTAACACGGCCTTGGAAATACTAAAAGAATTAAAAAAAGATATATAATCATCACAAGTCGTAGAACACCTGACCCCGATTATTGGCGTGTCACACCTTCTCACTACAAAAACTACTAATAGGAGAACTATGTCAAATACATTTCTTACTTCTCTAAGAGAGAAGCGCGAAACAAAGACATCTCTAATTCAATCAACTTTAGATCGTGCCGCAGAAGAAGCACGCGATCTATCAGAAGTTGAGTTGGCTAATGTTGAAGCCCTTAACTTGGAAATTAAAAAGTTAGATGAAAGAATTGAGCAGATGTCAGATATTGAAATTCGCAATCAAAAGGCCGCAGATTTGGCCGCTAAGGTTGATGCGAATGTTGAGCCAAAGAAGGAAGTACGCGCAGGTGGCTTTACCGTTACACGCGAAGAACTAACTTACTCAGAGCGCACCGCAGATAAATTCTTAGGTGATGCACTAAAAGCACAATTTGCAAATGATTATGAAGCATCAGAGCGTATTCAACGCCACCAAAAAGAAATGGCCGTTGAAAAGCGTGCATCCGATTCAGGTAATTTTGCAGGCCTTGTAGTACCACAATATCTAGTTGATCTATATGCACCATTAGCACGCGCCGGTAGGCCGTTTGCCGATGCCGCACGCAAGCATCCACTACCTTCACAAGGCATGTCAGTAGTCATTAGTCGTATTACAACCGGTACAGGTGTTGCATATCAAACATCAGAAAATACTGCCGCAGTAAGCACTGATCCTGATGACACAACATTGACCGTAAATGTCAATACAATTGCTGGACAAAACAGCATTTCAAAACAAGCATTACTACGCGGATACAATATTGAAAACATTGTATTAGCAGATTTGCTACGCGCTTATCACACAAAACTTGATGATGCGCTTCTAAATGGATCAGGATCAAATGGACAACCATTAGGTCTAAAGGGAATGACAACAGGTATCTTGGTTACTTACACAGCAACCACAGGCACAGTTGCAGGACTTTATCCAAAAATTGCGGATTCAATCCAACAGATTCAATCTACAATTTATGCTAATCCAAACGCAATCATTATGCACCCACGCCGCTTAGGTTTCCTATTGGCTGGAGTAGATGGTTCAAACCGCCCACTTGTAGTACCAAACGCTTACAATCCAATGAACGCAATTGGAACAGGCAATGGAACACCACAATACGGCAATAGCGGTTATTCAATCCTTGGATTGCCAATTATTACTGATGCAAATGTTGCAACAAATATTGGTGCAAGTACAAATCAAGATACAATCTTTGTGGTTGATCTTAATGAGTGCCATCTTTGGGAAGAAGCCGGTTCACCTACTTATGTTAAGTTTGAAGAGCCAAACGGCAAGGTTGCAATCAACATTGTTATGTTTGGTATGTCAGCCTTTACATCTCTCCGTTATCCAGGTGCAGTTGCACAAATTAACGGTACA